CATCTTTAATGGCTTGCATAAAGCGTCCACTGTCCGCTACCCAAGAAGCATCTTCCAGTTGGAAGAATTGTCCAAAGCGTTTAACTACTTTACCCACACAGTGATAGGTAACAGTGCGGAAAAACCATTTTTGACCAATAAGGTCATCAAGGCAATCAAGCTCTTTCAACTTGTAGTCATCACCTAACTGTTCTTTGATTTTGTTTAATATTTCCTCTGAGATTTCAATTGTGGGCGACATAAGATATTTGTTAGTTAGTTATCTAAGAATTAGGTTTTGTTTTTAATCAGCTCGATTAACTTTTGATATTCGGCTATCTCACTCTCCGCCCATTTGATTACCGCTTCAGGGTCATCCTTTAGAGTTTTATAGAGATTGAAAGCTTCTGATTTAGGCATAGGTATAGATTTAATTGAAGGGGCGGATTTGTGGCTCCGCCCAGGCCACTTGAAGTATCCAAGCAAAGTTGATATTTCAAGTCATTACGCGGATTTCGTGTCGGTCTGCCCAGAGGATGAGGAGAGGCGAACCGCAGCGAGTAGGTTGAAAGTCCTTCTCTTGTCCGTACCCACCGTACCGAAGAAAATGGCCAGTCAGAATCCCGTAGCGAGGCACTGACCCGAAACGCTTCTTGTTGTGCACGAAGTCAAAGTGCAAGAAAGTAATGGATAAGAGCTCATGGACATGGGCGTGGGCGACAATCTCGGCCGTAGTGTTCTTGGCCACGCGCATCAAACAGTTGATTTTCCCGCCGATGGTGGTTGCCCCGGAGGAGCCATGGGTCACATAGAGCGTGTAGGTCTGCTTCCCGACCTTCATGATGAAGTGTTTATTCGGGCCCAAATAAGGAATTTGAAGCAAACGGCACATGTTCTTGGTTGGATTGTGGCCAATGTCCTTGTAGCCGCGTGCCTCATGGTTCCCAGCAATGCTTCCAAGAAGCAGACCAGGCTTGACGAGTGGGATAAAGAACTCGACTGCCCGGTCAATCTGGTCGTCAATCGTTCCGTATTGCTCATAGACGCCAGCCCCGACCGAGTTTCTAGTCGCACACTCAACAATGTCCCCCATCAAAATGACGTAAATATTCTTTTCGAGACACAGATCGATGTTGTGCTTCAAAAGCACCTCATCACACTGCGGCGAACCGATGTGGGCATCACCGATGAGCATTACCTGAGCTCTCGGCCCCGAGCCGTTGTCCTTATTGATGTCCAAGGAAACGATACGGGTCGTGCCGTGCTTGGGTTTACCATCGCGCAATGCCAAGGCTTCTTCCTTCTTAGCCATTTGACTCTCCCTTTTTTTACTTCCCCCACCTCCCCTAAGAATAGCTAAATGCCATTCTTTTTAGGAAGGCGACCTTGACTTAGCAGTCTTGAGTCGCTAATAGATTGTATCCCCGAAGGGGGATGGGGGAATTAAATTATTTTCCAACCTTCACTTTTATAGAACTTCGACCTTTGTTTTCCTTGATAGTGCAATATTCTATTCCCAGTGTCCACTAAATCAATTATTTTCGGTTGCTTCTTGCCAGTCAGGATACGGCGAATGCGCCCGGCCGATTGCTTGGTCAAAACTTCACTCCGTAGATCGCCAGCAAGGATGAGAGTATCCAAGCGAGGTATGTCGATACCAGTGCCAAGTAAACTAAAAGTGCCAAGAAGGACAGTAAAGTCAGTTTCCCCAGAACGGAGGCCCAAAAGTTTTTCGGCTCGATTTTTTCGAGTATCTTTGGAGTTAAGCGTGAAGACATTTTTGATTTTTGAAGCGAGAAGTTTCTCCTTAATAATTTCATAATGGGCAATTCTTTTAGTTAGGATTAAAACCTTACGCCCAGAACTAATTTCCGCTTTCACTTTTTCAACGATAAGTCTATTCCTTTCCTCACTCTTGGTTTGTGCCTCGATGATTTCGTAGTATTCAACCCCGTCATATTTTTCCGGGTATTCAACGATTTCAACTTTTGGGGAGTGTTGTTCAAGTTCCCGAGAGACGATAATATTCCCGAAATAAAATCCGATTGCTTTTCCTTGACCGTCTGACCTGTCTGCGGTGGCAGTGAGTCCGTAGAAGTAAGTTGGAGTGAAATATTCAAAAACGGTTTGTGCCTGCTTAGAGATAAACTTGTGACACTCATCAACAATGATTGTGCCGAAGTCGTCAGGCTGGAGGCCTCGATTGACGGCTTTCTTAAGACTCTGAATAGTAGCCACAGTAACATCTTTGACCTCAAAGTTTTTCCCTTGAATGACACCCGGAGGAGTGCCGAAGTAATTTTGTACTTCTTCATAGAATAGATTTAAAATGTCTAAGGTTGGAACGACAATCAAGGTTTTTTGTCCGAGGAGTTCGGCGACTCGAAGTCCGATAATAGTTTTTCCAAATCCCGTCCCAAGTCGTACAATTCCGGTGTAATTTTTAACAATTTCCTCCGGAATTCCAACCTGATACGGACGTAGCGAAATCGTAGACTGAATTCCCGCAGGCGTTTTAGTCCGCGCATCAATGATTTGTAATGGAGTAAAGTTTGCCCGACAATAAATTTTAATTCGTTCTTCAAGTCCTCGTCCGACAATGAGTTTATTTTCTTTTTCAACATAATATTTAAACACTGGGGACAAGGCGTATTTTGCCTTCGGATTCTTCCTGACTGCCCGCCAATAGGCCGGGTTATCCAAAGTTAAAGCCGACTTAATATCATCGGCTGCTTTTTTTGTCAGTTGACTTAAGATTATCCTTCCGCTTATCTCCATGATCATAAAGGTGAACTACCCCATCTTCATCCTCAAAAACCGAAACATAAAGTTGCTTGACGATTTTCCAACACTCATTACACAAAATATGTTTGGCAGCCATATTATAAAGTTAACTCTTTTGCGTTGAACTTCCCCTCCTTAATCCCACTTACGGCGTCTTTAATCTCATCAAAGGCAATTTTGACATACTCATAATCAGCTTTGAAAAGTTTCAGTTCATAAAACTCTGGAGCGGTTTCGGACACCGTTAGGTGGTATGAAGGGGTCTCAAAAGACTGCCCGAGAAGTGTTTTATACATGGCAAATTGCCGGTAATAACCCATATCAAGACAATGATAATGCCATTTATTTGGGTTTTTAACATGCGTAGCTCCAGAAACCTTCAAATCAATTAAGATGTCGGGATCAATCACCAAATCGGGTTTACCACAAATCAATAAACCATCCAAAAACCCCTCCAAAATTAACTGTTTTTTCACCCCCTTTTTTCCCATTAGGGACTGCCAAAACGGATGTTTGGAAACAAATTCTGCAATCGCTTGGCCGCGTTCCCAGATAGTTTCACTAACTACTTTCTCCAACTGGTGTTCGGTCAGCTTTTTTGATTTCTTACCCCGCTTCAATCGCGTCTTCCCTTCAGTTAATAATTCATCAACTAAAGTCCCGAGTTTCATGGCGTCGGTAACTTTGGTGGTAATAGAAAGATTTATGTACCTAGCTTTGTAATATTCTGGATTGAAAATATAATCATTAATTTGTGAGACCGAAAGATGCGGACGCTTCTTACTAAAATAGTTACGCTTATTTAGTTTGAACCCCGCCATATTTAAGTGATGTCTAAATAACAAACGAGGCAGGTTCCAAAAGCATCCAACCGTTCATGCGGGCAACAGGAACCTTTAATCATTTTGCCTAAAACCTCATAGGCTTCAGGCTCTATTTCTTTAAGAACCGACAAGTATTCGAAATAAAAAGACATAGAGAAGTTCTAATTACATGTACATGCTCCACCAATCAAGGGTTGCTGTTAAACCGCACTACAGGAGATGATCTAACCCGCAGGTTTTGGAGTTAATAGCGGACGTCTTGATCAGTAGAGTATGCAGACGATGCATAAATCTCGTCAGCACACCTCACTTTACCTAAAAGGGCTGTCCCTCAGAACTCTCCGGCTTCATGAGTTTCTCTAAAATTGAGTCATTAAACTCCTCTGACTTAAAACCGGTCAGAATTTTAGCGGCAAAACCTTTGTCGCCTTTGCGTTCTTCGGTAAATTTAAAACCAATCATCTGGCCAACTTTACAGTTATCCAAACCAGCAATGATGGTGACGATTTGCCCGTTCTTTTCAACCGGCATGCGGCCATAAACATCGATGAGACCTCCGCCTTGAACTTCCACGCGTTCTCCGCCTTTATAAGCCGGATACATTTCCCCATCCGGGACTTGAATAGTGTAAACGGTTTGTTTAGTTCCCGGTTTCATGTCGTTATCGCGAAGGGAGGTAGTGACCAACCATCCTCGGCATTTATCCCCAACTTTCTCTAATTTGAAATAGGGATTAGAAGGGATGTTGGCGACATTAGCTGAGGAGAAAAAGTCTTCGGACATAATTTTAAGTTGTTAATTGTTTTTTTGACTTAGCTCTTCATGCATTTTGGTACGCACCCAAGCCGAGAAAGAAATGTGCAAGGGAAGTAACCGTTTACGCATTTCAATATATTCGTCAGTAGGCAAGCGAACCGCTGTAGTACACAGTGGTGACACCTTATTCATATAGTATTATCATTTGATTATCTTTCTGATAATCTATATATAACACATATATATCTAACTGTCAAGTGACTTATCCTCATGTTCTTGACGCTCGAGTAATTGCCTTTTACCAATCGATTCAAAAGTACGAAACAATTCAGATTCTTCAAGGGGAGGAGTCACATAGAAATCGTTCCACGATTTTACAAGCGGCCATGCAACCGCTCCCCAATCTTTAGGTGGTAAATGGTGGAGGAGTTTACCGATCAATGAAGCGGCATTCATGTTTCTTTCCCCCTCCTCGGTTGAATTAATTATATGCTCCCAGCGCTCAGAATTCAAGGAGGTAGAACGCTTCATTTCGAAATACGGAATCAAAGTTGTAGGAAAATCTTTGATTGGAAAAGTGGGTGGCAGAAGCCAGTGGTAATTCTTCCCGGAAACTTGGGATGGCGGGGCCACGACATAACCACCCTCGGAACGCAAATCGAGCTTGAGCTTATTCATCTCTATTCCCGCGGCATTACGCAGGCCGGAGTACTTGAAATAAACATGGTATCCCTTAGGGGTTTTAACGGTGGGGGTTTGAAAATTTAAGGCAAAATCTTCCGCTTGCTTTCCCGAAGTATCAATGTCGAGGACAGTAAGGTTTGAGAGGCGACCGGTAATAATGGCTAAGTTAGCTTGTTGGTTCTGAAAAAAGTAATCAAGCACCCGTGAGAGCTCAGAACGAACGGATTGCAAGTCTTTCCACTTAGTTAAAGTCGGCAGCTTCGTCCCGGGCTTCAAGGGCATGATTTGCCAACCGAGATTGTAGTAGTTTTCAATCAAAGTTAGATCCATAAAATTAGAAGGGTATCATTTTAGATGAATCGGCGTAATTAGGGACGGAGCGGGGATAACAGTTTTTGAAGCGGCCGTCATGGAAAGCACGGGTTTTAAGTTCCGGGATATTATCGAGGAGTTGCTTGAAAAAGTTCATTGAGTTCAACGGCGTCTTACCATTTTCTTTAGACCAATCTTTATAGGCATTGTATAGGGTTTCATTCCTAGTCCAGAGATCCTGATTTTCCTCACGGTGCTTTTCAGTAAGAATGTAATTGTCCTCGAAAAACTGGATTGCAGCCAAAGAAGTGTAGAGGAAGGAATGTTCGCCATCCTTGCAATCTTTCGGCAAGACAAAACGTTCGCCATTATCGTAGAAGCGCCGCATACCTTGAAGCGCCTTATAAATTATCCCCGGCAATTCGGCCTTTAATTTGTTTAAGAGATGGATATCTCGTCGCTCCGGCGGTATGGGATTTTTGAATTCAACGAAAATTAATTTCCGCAACAATCCATCATCGACCATTTTGAATTTTGGCAATTGATTGCTGGCGAAGAGGAATTTGGTAAATGGCTCAAAGTCAAAGGGTTGTGAAAATTTCTTCTCAGCTTGAATGGTCCGGTGATCAATCAAGGCTTTAAGTTTGTCGCTTTTGATGTACTCACTTTCATCCTCATCTTTGATATTCACCCGCTTCCCCAACAACCCGGCCACAGAAAAGCTGGAATTCGTCAATGATTGCAGGGAAACTCCGGAATAAAATTGTTTGCCGATTAAAATCTTAATGAGTTCCAGGAGTTGCGACTTGCCCGCAGCCGCCGCTCCGTAGATAAAAAAGGTGAAACCCGCGGGGCTGGGAGAAAGATAGAAGCCAAGCATTTCATAGAGTAGATTTTTCATTTCTTCATTTCCCGGGAAAGCACACTCAAGGAAGTAATCGAAAACAGGGGTTGGTTGTTCGACTTTAGGGAAAGGAATTGGCAAGTAATGGAAAGCCAGAAGTTCGGGGGAGTGAGGAAAGGTTTCCAAGGTAGTTAGGTCAAGAACACAGTCCTCAAAGGCCGTATATGGAGTCAACTCCGGCTTGTCGTAGACATTCTCAATGGTTTTGGTTAGGAAATATTTCAATTCGGAAACCGTATTGGATTGAATGTTAATTTGGGGATAGTTGTTGATGAGATATTTAGTCAGTAGGCGCGCCATGGCACCAGTTTTGATGTTACTGTCATCAATGATCTGCCAATATTTCTGGTTATAAAAATAAAATGTTTGTTCGTTTTCATGAAATAAAAATTCCCTTTCAGGCATGAAAGGCTGGCCTTTAAAAACTTGCGGCGTCTCAAAAAAGGACATTCCAATCTCTTGGATTTTGGGTTGCTTCTCCGCCATAATAAATCACCGGCAAGGGGCTTGTCGTTTCGCATTTGGATGTCTCCCAAAATTGAATTCCCTTTCCGGTGTTTTACTAGCTCCGACAAGCAGGTTGAAAGTAGAGAAACTATACGCCCAAAAATTAATTTTGTCTATTGTAAAAACTGTGGACAAAAAACAAAATTACAAAACAGCAACACAGCAACACCATCCGTGATAAAATGTTTTTATGTTGATCGCGGATTTAAAAAACTCCGGACCGTGGCGGAGTGAGGCTGAGCTACAGGGTAAATTTACGCGCTATCTCAGGACTCCGGAAGGCGATGCGTGGTTTTCATCGCTCGATTGCGGCAGCGGCGCTTGGTTTGAACTAAAATTGATTAAGCACGGCAACCGTTTGCCTTACTCTTGTGTTGCCGACCATCAAGTCGCGGCCCTTCGCCACGCCAAACACGGCCTACTATCTCACAAGGTATCGGACTCGGCCCTTGGGTTGAAGCCCGCTGACTGCGTAGTGGTGAGCCGCGGGGGTGGTTTTTTAGTGGTGGGGGCTAACGAAGCGCGGAACATCACTATTATTGATATAGATCGATTGCTGGCCATAAGGGGGGAGAAGGTACGCGGGTCTTGGGAATGGAAGGAGTTGGAAGAAAAGGAGGCTGTGAGCCGATAGGAGGCGATTTTAGGGGTTTATAATGTTCGGGAGGCCATTATTGACTCCTGGACATTTAGAAGCCAAAACAACGCATTATAATGCGTTGTTTTGGCATTGATTTAGGTATTGATTTTTAGGACACTAAAGGCCGCAAGAATTGCTATACCATAGGCCAACGAAGTAGCAACCCACAAGAAGGAATAAAAGAGTGACGACGCAGCATTTTGGCTATTGAGACGGTTCGGGTTGCAAGCCCGATAGCCCTGTGAGTATTTAGTAGGCATATTGATTGGGGGAGTTAGAGTTTTATTGTTTCTAAGACACTAAAGGCTTCGTCAATTTCTTGCTTCCCGAAGTTAAGAGCCAGTAAGGTCTCAAATAATTCTTCGAGTTGTTTTTGAAGTTTAGACATAAAGTTTTAGGTTAATTTTAGAATCAGGACGGACATTTATGTCCGTGCCGTTTTTTGTAGTTAGTGAATAACCGTTGTAGTTAGATGAGACTTCTACGCCATCAATAATTCCGGCAACATCGGGGCACGTATTGAGCCATTGACCGTCTTTAAGTTTGAACAGTTTGGCGTCAGTAAGTATCGCCGGAGTCGCCAAGAGCGCGTCCGGTGTTCTCGGTTAGCATTTGATAGATAGTGTTTTGAATATCCATAGGGTTAGAGTTCTAGGACTTAACTGGCCCGATAAATTCGGGCGCAATGATGGTTTAGGTAAATTAGAGCGAGTAAAGGAGCCAAGTCAACCAAGGGGATTAAGGTTTTTGGTCTGTTGGCCAAAAGAGCATTTTTGGCGCAGGCACTGGATTTTGAGGTCTTAGACCCCTTGGTTTGAGTGAGCATATGATAGGGGGCAAGTTTTGAGTTTTGGACTTGCCCGCTAAGCATCTGCCCCCGAACGTTTCCATTAGGGGAGGTTTGAAGTGAGTTTGCGAGTGACAACAGTCTTCGTCCGTAAGATCTTGTTAACCGGTTTTTTAAAATGTTGAAGAACTTTGACAACTTCGCCGGTGCGGGTATCAATGACGACAGAACCGTCTGAGTAAAGAGCTGGTCGCATAGTTTTTTCTCCTTCTGGTATAAATATATCATAGTGTCATAATCTTGTCAAGAGTATACACAGACCGCAACAATTATGCTGTGGATAACTACCAAAAAAAACTGACCATAAGAAGATAATTTGGCTAGGTTGAGCAAAATGCGACAGGCGCGACAGGTGAAAAAAAGACCTGTCGCGCTTTTTTTGGCTAGGTTGAGCAAAATGCGACAGGCGCGACAGGCGCGACGCTGTTTTTCTAATTGGATATAAATTATAAAAGAGAGAAAAGGTTATAGGTAAAATTTTATTTATTAGGATTATCAAAAATGGTGTCGCGCCTGTCGCGCCTGTCGCATTTTGCTAAAATTAGCAAAATAATCCGCGACAGTCGACAGAGTGATATGTCGCGCGCATAATTATATAAGAGTGCAATACATTTTATGGTTGGAATTTGAACAAGTTTGACTGGTGTCCGTGATGTCCTATTGGTTAAAAGGCGCGCGAAATTTTTTTATGGTATGATTAAGTTATATGGGAAGAGGACCAATGCAAAAAAACGATCGACTCGTTCGCGCTGTGGAGATAACGGCGGAGAAAATAAAAAAAGGGGAGATGATAAACAAGCGGGAGATAGCACTCGAAGCAGGTTATTCCCCTTTGGTTGCAAAAAGCCCGGGGGAGAACGTTTTTAACCGTGTGACTTTCCAGGCGATGTTGCGAGAAAAGTTGCCGATGAAAATGCTGATGGATAAGCATAAAGCAATGTTGGAATGTGGGAATGATAAGGTGGAGGCGATAATTTTGAAGCTCGGTTACTCTCTTTATGGTGTTTTGGATCAAGAGAAGCGTGTCGAACATCAGCATTCCGGCGAGCTTTCTGTGTCTTGGGGCGAGCAACCGAAAATGCTAGATATTAACGCGCAGCAGGTGCAAAACGGTGATTTTTCTCCGTTCGATTCCGCTTAACTTAGCCAAAAAAATGCTATGCGTCGTCTAATATACATTGTGCGACGCATAAAAATTGCTTTATCCCCAGCTAAAAAAATGGCTTTGTTGTGTAAAAAACATCAAACGGCGCGAGTATACAGGTTAGAAAACACCCACGCCGTTAGTTTGATCGAAGGGGGGAACGTCCCGATTGTGATTTGTTCCACTGGAAAATTATTCGCCTGGTACCTGTATGCTCACAACCCCACATTGCTAGCCCCTTCTCTCTTTAGCCACTCAGCCACTCAGCCACTCAGCCACTCAGCCACTCCTCCCGTTTTACCGCCTAACCGCCAAACCTCATTAATCACAAATTATTTTCTCTATGTCCGAATACGAATTTCAACCGGCTTCTGAAGAAACCAAGGCTTTGTATAAAAAGTTCGCTGCTGTGATTTGTCCTGTCTGTGGCCGGTCTTGTTCCGCCGCCGCCGGCCTCGCCGCCCACATGCGAGGAACTCACAAACTCAGTTTGCGCCAGTGGAAAGAGGAACACGCCTCGCCCATTCAACGCGCAGTGGATAGGATTGCTGAGGCCAATGATTTTGAAGCGAAGATGTCACATTTGGATGGGAATCATCGTTTTGGTAATCAAAGTGACGATGATTTTGAAGGGGGTGCCCCGGAATACCCCCATGCCGATTTCCCCAATCGCTTGCTTCCCCCAAAAAGATGGTTAAACAAACATTATCCGGCCATGAGTTTGCCTGAGGGGGAGAAGGTGTGTCCGTTGTGTGAGGAGGAGAGTTATAAACCGAAGGAGTTGGAGCCGAAAATGTGTAAACTTTGCCGACGATTCCATGCCTAATATCAATACTTCACAATTACAGCCTGCCACAGCTCAATCTTCTCCTGATTCCACGCCGGAGAAGCCGAAGCAGCATATTCGGATTCCCTATACTCCGCGTGAGCAGCAGTTGTTGGTGCATCAAGATCCCACGCGGTTTAAGGTTATTGTGGCGCATCGCCGTTTTGGGAAGACGACTCTGGCAATTAATCACTTGATTAAATTTGCCATTGAGAAACCTGGGCGTTATTGGTATGTGGCGCCGACTTATCGGCAGGCGAAGACTATCGCTTTTGATTTGATGCAGCGGTTTCTGCCGTCCCAATTGGTGAAGAAGAAAAATGAAAATGAATTGACGTTTCGGCTTATTAATGGTTCGGAAATCGCCTTGAAGGGGTCGGAAAATGAGGACTCCCTGCGCGGTGTTGGTTTGCATGGTTTGGTTTTGGACGAATATGAAATGATGGATAGGAAGGTTTGGGAGGCGGTTTTACAACCAACCCTGAATGACTACAAAGGGTGGGCGATTTTCCTTGGAACTCCCCTTGGCCGCAACCATTTTTTTGAATTGTACAACCGCAATTTGCCCGATTGGCGCAGTTATCATTTTTCGGCGGAGGATACGGGGATTTACTCCAAGTTGATGATCGACCGGGCGCGGACGGAGTTGCCCGAGGAGACGTTCCGACAAGAATATTTGGCGGAATTTTTGGATGGTGAGGGGACGGTTTTCCGTCACTTGCGCGAGGTGACGCGGGAGAAGGAGCAGTGTTTTGAGGATCCGCAATTTTCCAAGTCGTATCAGATTGGGGCGGACTTGGCACGTCTGCAAGACTTCTCTGTTTTTATGATTATCGACCAAAACATGAAGGTGGTGTACTTCGAGCGTTTTCAAAAGTTGGATTGGGAGTACCAGAAATTAAAATTGATTGCCTTGTCGGAACGCTACAACCACGCGCGGATTGTTTTGGATGCGACCGGCGTCGGCGATCCCTTGGCGAATGATTTAACCCGCATGGGAATGAATGTGATGCCGTACAAAATTTCTTCTTCGCAATCAAAGAAGGAATTGATTGAAAATTTAAAGTTGAGGATTGAGCAAAAACAAGTTATAATACCTAATGAGCCGATCCTTTTGAAAGAGTTGGAGGCCTACACTTATAAAATGACGGATTCCGGACGAATTATTTTCACTGCTCCTTCCGGTTACCATGATGATTGTGTCATCTCCTTGGCTCTTGCTGTTTGGAATTTGCAACCAATTTATGGCCATCAGCGTTCTGACCAGTTTGCTGATTATGACGATGAATACTAAACACCTTTAGATATGAAATTGTTCGATGAGGCCCTGACTTTCGTTAAGGCCGAGAAGGAGTCAATCGAAGATGCTACTCAGGATTTGCGCGAAGCTCTGCGGCGCGCTCGTCGTAATTATGAGTGCAAGTATGATAACCCAATTGATAAAGCGACGGGGAAACGGAAGATTTTTGTACCGTTAACCAGGCAGGAAGTCGACACGATTGCTCCGCGTTTCGAATTATTGCCTGAGGCGATTTCGGTTAAAACCAACGAACCAGGACTTGAGCGTAAAGCATTGCTTTGGGAGGAGTTGCTAAAATTCCAGTTTGAGAAAATTGACTGGCGGACCAGGATTAAAGCGATGATGGCCCAGTGGGTAAATGAGGGTACTTCTGTAATTGAGATGGTGTGGGATGAGGACAAGCCGGATTTCGTTTTTCATGATTTGAAGGATGTTTTTATTTTCCCCAAAGAACCTTCGCTTGCTGAAGCGTCAGCCTTCGCAATTCGCAAGCGCGTGATGTTGTCTGATTTTAAAAATAATGATCGTTATGAAAATAAGGATGAGGTTAATGGTGAGGAGACTGTCGATGATACACAGCAAAACGGCGGGACAGGCACGCTTGAGTATGAAATTGGCCGTTCGTCTTATAAGACAGAGTTGGAATATGTTGAACTTTACGAGCGTCACGGCTATTTCCCGAAAGAATTCCTTACTGGGGAAGAAGAAGTTGAGGAAGGTAGTGATGAAATGATTGATGGTGTTATCACCGTAGCGTGGATTGATGGGACCGCAAAGGTGGTGGAGATTTCTGACAAATCCCAACGTTACCGTTTTGTAGAGTCTTGGTACCAAAAGCGCCCCTACCTCTGGTACGGCTTGGGAGTCGGCTTGGCACTTCGCGATTATCAATTTATGTACAATAAATTGGTGAATCGCCGAGATGATAATGAAGATGTTTTGCACCGCGGCATGTTCTTAAAACGAAGGGGCATGAACATCGATGCGCGCCAGCGCGTGACTGGTTCGGGTATCTGGATTGACGTGGATAATCCAGCGGAAGTGACTCAGCTGCGGACGATTGATATTACGCAAAGCTCCTACGTTGGGGAAAATAATCTGTTGGGGGCAGTTCAGCGTTTGAACGGTACTACTGAGCTTATTCGCGGCGGCGGTTCGGCTAATTCGGCTTCCGAGGCGGCTATTCGCGATCGAAATGCCGGGAATCGTTTGGCTGATCCGCAAGCCTACCTCAATCGCATGTTTAAACTTTGTGTTGAAGCGGTGATGGAAATGGATAAAAAGTTTTTATCTAAATCCCAGGTCGTTAAGTTGACTGGGCGCGACGAGGAGTTGGCTGTTTTTGATGACTTCAAGCTGAAGGAAGTTAACAAAGCGCGCGCTGAGGAAGGATTGCCCCCGGTTTCTCAGGAAGAATTCCAAGTGGCGATGAAGAAATTTGGCAACGAGCGTTTCATTAAATTTCCCTCAATTAAATTCCTAAAGGGCGACTTTAATGTTACTATCGACTCGGATGCCTCGCTGATTAAGAGCAAGGCTGGACTTGCCCAGACGATTTTGGAGGGTATGAAGATTGCGGCGCAAATTCCTTCTGTCCCCGAGACGATTGATTTTGCTGACTTGTTTGAAAAATGGCTGAACTTGCAAGGTCTCAAGACTAAACGCCGCCCGTCAATGATGGCGCCTCCGGGTGCTGGATCGGCAAGTGGCGGAGTTTCAGGTCAGGTTTCGCAACCTAACCCAGCGATGGAAAATTCAGATGCGATTAAGGATATGCTTACGCAGGCGGGGGCGCCTCGTTCTGAACAAATACAATAAGTATGCGCGATGACGATCACAATTTGCATGAGATGACCGAGGAAGACTTGTTGAGCCAGGTGAAGGAGGGGGAATTAATGAAAGATTTGATAGGCAGTCCGGTTGGTGACGAGCTCGTAAAATTTTTAAAACAAACCTATGCGGACTATGTCTCCGCTGCTGTGCGCGAATCTCAGAGGTACCATTCTGCTTGTATGGCCATCGAGCAGATAATGAACTTCTTAGGGCAGCGTATTTCAGCGGGTGAAGCCGCAGAGAAGTTGTTGGTCGACCTTGCTGCCGGCAAAGTCGATGAGGATTATTAAATAAGTTCATTGTATTATGGTAGACGAAGAGACTTCGGGATCCGTGTCTGATGAGGAATCGACGGCGGGCAATCCCGAGGAAACAGAGTCAGGTTCCGAAGAACAAGATCCCGAGGAGGGGAAATCAAAGTTCGTAGGCGACCAACGGTTTAAGACTCCGGATGATTTGTATAAATCATATCGTGAGCTCGAATCGAAACTTGGAGATGTTGAAGACCTCCAAGAAAAGGCTTCGCTTGCTGATGAATTCGTTGAGGCGTTGAGCGCTGAAAAGAACATCACTAAAGCCGAAGCCCGTGCTTTACTTAGGGAACAGTCCAGAAAGACCTTAGATAAACATGCTCCTGTCCTGCAGGAACGTCGCGGAAGCGATGAAGTTAAGGAGTTACGGTTACTTGTCGATAAGCGCGATTTGCTTGACGAAGTGCCGGAAGCCCGCGAGGTGATCGACCAAATAGTCGCCCTGGCGAAGGCTACTGGAAAAACAGTTCGTGAAGTTTACAACCGCGACTTTAAAACAATTGTAGATCGGCTCTCTGCGTCAAATATGGAAAACCCTGAAAAGAAAGCAGCAACTTATAAACCGAGCTATCGGGATGGCTCATCTCCCACAGAAGAACCTCCTAAAAATCGTGATTACGAAAAAGCTGTTAAATCTTTTTCTTCCGAACATGATCCAGTACGGAGGCGAGCTGCGATTCAAGATGCTCTCCATGCCAAGCTCTTTAAGAAATAATTTCTATGGCCGTTGATAATTATCAACGAACATATAGCGATACAGCTTCTCGTAAGGAATCTGTATTAGCCGAAATTGAAATGCTCTCCGCTTTGGAAGATGGTCTCTTGTCCTCCTTGCCGAAGTCGAGTGCTATCAACACTGTTCACTCCACCTTGACCGATACCCTTCGCACTGTTGCTTCCAAGGCTGTTGCTGAAGGCGCTGACGCTTCGTTAGTTGCGACCACGACTCCGAGTCGTGTCACTAACTTAACGCAGATTGTTTCCATCCCCTTTGGTGTTTCCGGCACGCAAAATGCCGTGGATCATTTTGGTTTCGATCGTGCGTTTTCGCGTGAAGCGATGAAAGCGATGGAAGACTGGAAGAATGCTACTGAATTTGATCTTGTCCGTTCTACCCTGGTTTCCGGAGCTTCCGGCACGGTAACTAAAATGGCCGGTATTATTGCTGGTATTACCACCAACGCTACCGCCATGGCTTCCGGAACTATTTTCTCTGAGACCATCATGAATGGCCTCTTCCAGCTTTGCTGGGAAAATGGCAACGGCGAAGTCGCGACCGATATTTATGTCGGTGCTAAGATGAAACGCAAAATTTCCGGCTTTGCAGGTCGCACGGGCACCAGCATTGATGTTGGTACTGCTGAAGCCGTTAATGCTGTTGATGTTTACGTTTCTGACTTCGGTGTCCATCGTGTGCACTTGCACCGCTTCGTGTTTGTTTCCGGCACTGATGCTACGCAGCGCTTCTTGGCTTTGCGTCCTGAAAAGTGGGCAATTGCTTACTTGCGTCAGCCGAAACTCGAACCCTTGGCGAAGGTTGGTGACTCGGAACGCGCGCAAGTTATTGGTGAACTTACTCTTGAAAACAAGAATGAGAAGACCAACATCTACGCGAACGGTTTCCACCTTACATCGTAGTTTTTATCTGAGGTTATCTTCGGATAACCTCAGAATTAAACCTGCGATCTTTATGACCGACAAAGATTATCAGCAGTACAAATTGATTATTGCCCGCTTTAAAGAACACTACCCAGATGAATGGGCCACTTGGGAGAAGTTGATTCGGGAAAAGCGGTCGGAATTAAACAATGATTTTGGGGCGATGAAGGGAGAGGCTTTTAGATTTTCGGCCAACATTCCTGCACGCCTCGATTTTATTTTACGCGCCTTTACTCAAGGGGAGATGCACCGCGAGGATTATTTGAGTAAAGATTTTTTTGAGATGTTTCCAATATTTAAAGTCGCAAAAAAATTATGAGTCCAAAATTATCTGTCGCGATGATCGTTAAAAATGAGGAAGCGCATTTAGCCAAAACATTAGATTCGTTAAGCGGTATTTATGACGAGTTAATAATTGTTGATACTGGCTCGATAGATAGGACTAAAGAAATCGCCAAAGAGTTCGGAGCAAAAACTTATGATTTGAAACTAGAGCCTTTTAATTTTGGAGAGGCTCGTAATTTTTCTTTTAGTAAATGTACGGGCGAATGGATACTTTGGCTCGACGCTGATGATTTGTTGATTAGCCCTGAGGGGGTTTTGGATTTAATTGATAATGATAAGGGGATTATCGATGGTTATTGGGTGACTTATAATTATGCTTTTAATGAGCACGGACTCTGTACCACCAGACATCTTAAAGAACGACTATTAAAAAATAATGGAGCGTTTAAGTGGCAGGGTGTTTTGCACGAAGCAATCATTAATATTCGAGAGGTTGATATCCGGGTGACTGATAAATTTGAAATCAACCACGACAAAACTGATGATGGAAATGAAAAGTCAGCTCATCGAAACTACGACATTATTACCAGTTGGATCGAGAAGGAGGGGATAGAGAAAACTGATCCGCGAAACTTATTATCTTTAGGTAATGCGTGTTTGGGACTAACTCGTTATGAGGATGCGATTGAAAGTTTTTCTGAATTTGTCGGCCGTTCAGGATGGGACGAAGAGATTTATGTGGCTTTGAATCGTATCTCTTATTGTTATCGGATGTTGGGAAATTTAGACAAGGCGTTAGAATACGGATTTCAAACCTTATCCATTGATCCGCAAATTAAGGACGCTTACCTTTCTCTCGGACAAACATACCTGATGATGGAAAAATTTCATAAAGCCGAGCACTGGTTTAAGCTATCTTTTATAAAAGGTGTTTCCAAGAAAGCTGTCGTTTATAATCCCGCTGAGTATGAGTTTAACCCCTGGTGGTTCTTGGGGCACACCTATGCCAACCTAGCGGCGGCTGGAGAAGGGGATGTGTATGTTGACAAGGCATATGAATGTTTTCAGAAATGTCAGGAGATAATGCCTGGCGATAAAAATGTTGAAAAAAGTTTGGAGATTTTTGGCGACATGATAGAGGAACGAAAAATGGCTGAGTCTTTTTTGTCCATCGGTGCTTTAATAAAAACTGAGGGGGGAGAGGAATCGTTGAAGGAGTTTATTAAATTAATCCCTAAAAAGATTCAAGGTAACCCTTCAATAATTAAAATGCGTTCCAGTGTTACGGCGAAGAAGGAGTCGACCGGAAAGGATGTAGTAATTTTTTGTGGAAACTGTGTCGAGGATTGGAATCCGGATTCGCTACTCTCCGGCATTGGCGGGTCGGAGGAGGCGGTAATCCATATGGCACGGGAACTGAGGAACTTAGGGTGGAATGTTGAAGTCTACAATTCTGTTCCCGAAGAGAAAGATTATGAGGGGGTAATTTACAAACCCTGGTGGGCGTTTAATCCTGACGACGCAATTGATGTTTTTATCGGTTGGCGGCAACCGCGGTTGTTTAAAATCGTTCAGTTGAAGGCGAAGGTTAAATATCTTTGGATGCACGATGCAATTTCGGACGCGGAATTTACTCCTGAAATATTAAGTAAATTGGACAAGGTAATCGTGCTTTCTAAGTTTCATCGTTCTTTATTTCCATCTATTCCCGAAGAAAAAATTCTCTATTCAGCTAACGGTCTTCACTGGCCTGATATGGATCAGAGGGTTGAAAGAGTCCCATGGAAACTTATTAATACTTCGGCCCCTGAACGCGGGATTAAAACTCTTTTAGAGCTGTGGCCAGAGATAAGGAAAAGTTATCCCCAAGCGGAGCTGTACTGGTATTATGGTTGGCAAACTTACGACGCTGCTCATTCTAATAATCCTGAGCGCATGGCGTATAAAGCCAGTATCAAGGAGCTTTTGAAGCAGGAAGGGGTACATGAAGGCGGGAGAATTGGTCATAAAGAGATAGCAAAAGAGACAGCTTCTTCCGATCTCTGGGTTTATCCAACCGAGTTCCCTGAGATCTCTTGCATCTCAGCGATGAAAGCGCAGGCTCTAGGGGCAATTCCAGTTTGTACCACCTTTGGTGCGTTGGACGAGACGGTCCGAAATGGTGTAAAATTAGACTATAGGGATTTTTATTCTAACAAAAAAGCTCAGGAGGAATTTATCTCTTCTCTCGCCGATGCCCGTTTAATGTCTCGGGACAAAATTAGAGAGGATGCCAAGGTTTTTTCCTGGGAAAACGTAGCCTCAAAATGGCAAGAAAATTTTAATAAGTTTTTAAACTAATATGATTACTAAGTTAGATCTTCGAGCTAAAACCTCTACCCCCTCTGCGGTGGCTGACGGTCAGGAAGTTGATTTGTACATTGACGAGTACGGACGTCAGCATGTTTATGCTGACGGTTCATTCACCCTTTCCGCTGGTGACATTGAAATTGGAGCAGTTGAAATTAAAAACGCAACTGATGATACGCGAGCTACTGTTGGAGCTAACGGACTTTATGTTGATGTTCAAGCTTCGGCTCTCCCGACTGGAGCAGCGACTGAAGCCGGCAACTTGGCAACGATTGCTGGAGATACAACCTCGCTCGACACGAAAATTACAGCTTGTAATACGACCGGCCTTGCTACGGAAGCCGGCAACTTGGCAACGATTGCTGGAGATACAACCTCGCTCGACACGAAAATTACAGCTTGTAATACGACCGGCCTTGCTACGGAAGCCGGCAACTTGGCAACGATTGCTGGAGATACAACCTCGCTCGACACGAAAATTACAGCTTGTAATACGACCGGCCTTGCTACGGAAGCCGGCAACTTGGCAACGATTGCTGGAGATACAACCTCGCTCGACACGAAAATTACAGCTTGTAATACGACCGGCCTTGCTACGGAAGCCGGCAACTTGGCAACGATTGCTGGAGATACAACCTCGCTCGACACGAAAATTACAGCTTGTAATACGACCGGCCTTGCTACGGAAGCCGGCAACTTGGCAACGATTGCTGGAGATACAACCTCGCTCGACACGAAAATTACAGCTTGTAATACGACCGGCCTTGCTACGGAAGCCGGCAACTTAGCGACGATTGCCGGGGACACGACCTCGATTGATGGAAAGATTACAGCCTGCAACACAGGAGCAGTAGTTGTTTCCTCCGGTGCGATTACTGAAACGAATTCAAGTGCAATTTCGACCGCTGTGGCTATTCCAACTGGAATTGGTCACGGCGTCACGACAGTAACGACTGCCGGCACTGACGTGGTTTTAGCTAGTTCGACGGCTTGTAAGAAAGTTATTATTCAAGCTCAAACTGATAACACGGGTTTGATTGCTATCGGAGCTTCGGGTGTCGATGCAACTGAAGCAACTGGAACGGGTGTGCTCTTAGCCGCCGGTGAAGCCGTGGAACTTGAAATCACCAACCTAGCTACGGCTTATATCGATTCGACAGTAAACGGTGATGGCGTTCGTTACACTTATCTGACTTAGTTATGGCAGATAGCAAGAAAATACTTATCGGAATGCCAAATGGCAGCGGTCAAGTTCCAGTCGAGATGGTTCAGTCTTTACTGCAACTGCATAAACCGTTCCCTTGTGCTTTCTTGCCTGTTGTTCGTCAAAGGGTTGATAAATGCCGAAATGGAATTGCGATGGAAGCGTTAAAGGGCGGATTTGATTATGTCTTTATGGTTGATGACGATAATCCTGTTCCGCCTGAAACACTTGCCCAATTCATTGAGGACGATAAGGACATAGTGATTGCCCCGATTTTAGCCAGAAACCCCGATCCCGATGGAAACTACTCGCTTTGCGCCTTCTACTCGGAGAAGAAAAAAATCAAAAAGAATTATCTTAGAATTTATAAGAACATTGTTTCCTTCAAAGACGAAGGGCCTTTGCACAAAATTGATGCAGGTGGAACCGGCTGTATGCTGATTAAACGGAAGGTGTTGGAGGCGATGAATAAAAAACATCAGGACTTAATGTTTGAGTTTGGCGATGTCACTGTTGACGGCCAACGGCGGACAATGAGCGAGGACGCTGAGTTTTGCGAGCGAGCCGTTGATCTCGGCTTTGAAATTTGGTTGGACGAACGCATTAAGCCAATTCACTTCACGCAAATGAAGGCGATTAAATGGAATCCGTATGGCAACCTATGATGTAACAACTGCCGCCACTAGCTTGGAGTTTGATACCGTTAATGGATCTTACAATTCATCGGTCAATATTGACACCAATCATTTTGTTAACTCATTTATTGGGGCAACTGCAAATAATTCTGTTTTACAAGTTTTTGCAGTGAATACTTCGACTTGGGCGGTTACTACTGTTGGAACAGCTTTAGTCGGTATTCAGACGACAAATAGTTTGAAATTAGGTCTTGCACAAATTGATTCAAATCATTTTATTTCAAATTGGTGTAATACTAACAGTGCAAGAGCGCAGGTCTTTGAAGTAAATACAACCACTTGGGCAGTTACTACATCAAATTCATCTTTTGTTTATGATACGACAACTGTTACCCATGAACCAGAGGTAAATGCAATAGTTGGAGTTGATGCCAACCATTTTTTGAGTATGTTCGGTGGCGGTCCTAGCTCAGAGCTCGATGTGATTATTCTTGCAGTCAACACTTCAACTTGGGCAGTCACTACTTCAGGTTCATTGTTGACTATTGAAACTACCCTAAATTCTCCACATAGTTCCTGTGTTCAAATTGATAGTAACCACATTCTTGCTGTCTGGGCACTTTCAGGGACAGGTTTGCAAACGCAAGTTATGGTTGTTAATACTTCAACTTGGGCGATTTCTACTGCACAGGCAAAATTTCAAATTGGAGCGGTAGGTTCCGGTGGTGGTGGTAATTCAGTTGAAATGATTGATTCAAATCATGCTGTTATATTTTATCAAGGAGCTGCTGGTGATGGTTTTGTTCAAGTCGTTACGATAAATACATCAACTTGGGCGATTTCTACTGCTTCAAGTGCATTAGAATTTGATACCGTCAATGGATATAGACATTCTTGTCAGCAAATAGACGATAATCATTTTATAAATTTCTTCTCTGGAAATAGTTTCTACGGGTATGTTCAGGTTTTCACAATAGATACTTCAACTTGGGCTATTACAACAACAACTGCTTCCCTTGAGTTTGATACTACTCAAGCTACAGATTTAAGCTCAGTAAAAATAGATGCAGGACATTATGTATGTTTCTGGACTGATGTTAATTCTGACGGTTTCGTCCAGACCTTTACGGTTGAATTAACTCCTCCCTCTACTCCAGGAGGAAAATCAATTTTTGTGAATCATAAAAATTCGATTCTGATAATTTGATATGTCTTCGAGGATAACAAACGAAGTCCTCTGTGAGCGGATTGAGAGTTTGCACGCTTTAGTCAAACTTCAGTTTGAAACTAATACTGAGGCTCATCTTCAGGTCAATGCTCACTTGAAACAGCTTAACGGCCAAGTGATTAAAAATAGCAGATGGCGCGTAGCAGGACAGGCGGTGATAGGATTTTTGGTATTAGCAATCCCTATTTATCTAGGTTTTATAAAATAATTTTATGCCAAATAAAATTATTTCCTTGGATGGTAAACGATTCGGTAGATTGTTAGTTAAGAAAAGAGTAAAAAATAAAGGGGAAAAATTGTATTGGCTCTGCTTGTGTGAATGCGGAAAGGAAAAAGTAATCCGTGGAAGCAGTCTAAAGGGCTCCAACGGGACTAGAAGTTGCGGTTGCTTGGCAAAAGAACTAGCTTCTAAAAGGAACTCGACCCACAGGATGACTAGCACGGCATTCTATAAAAACTGGAGAAATATGATTTCTCGTTGCACAAATAAAAATTATCCTCAATATAAATATTACGGCGGTCGGGGAATTACAGTCTGTAAAAGATGGTTGAAATTTGAGAATTTTAGGAATGATATGTATCAAAGTTATTTATTCCATAAGAAAAACAACAAGACAACTAGCATAGATCGAATTGAAAATGAGAAAAATTACTCGCCAGCAAATTGTTGTTGGGCTACTACTCAACAACAAGCCAATAATAAGAGTAATAATCGTTTAATAACTTATAAAAATAGAACTCAGACCATTTCCCAATGGGCAAGACAGCTAAACATCAGTTATAAGTTAATCTGGGACAGGTTAAACAGTGGTTGGTCGGTTGAAAAAAGTTTAACTTCTTAATTGTTTCTTATGAACTACGGCCTTCTACCAAACCCAATAGACAAGCGAGATTTGTGGTTAGATGAATTACCGGTTGCCGGATCATCGGTTGAAGTGCCTAGTCAATTCATAATTCCAAACCTAAGGTTTGAGAATCAGGGGGGTTGGCCGTTCTGTGCGGCGTTTTCTGGGACAAAGTTGATTGAGACCAAAAGCGAGTTTGAAGACGAATACAGCCAAGCGGATTTATTCTTTAAGTCCGGTGGCAATAAGAAAGGGACATATTTCAGGGCAATTCTTGAGGCGGCGAGAACGAAAGGATTGGTCGATTATGAAGAATTGCCAATGCCTAGCGATTTATACGATTTGGCCGAATGGGAAGATTTGAAGCTTCGCTCTGACCAGTTGGTCGGTAAATGGAAAATTCCAGGTTATGCCAGGGTCGCTAATAACAGCGAAGAAACACAATCGGCAGTGGTTCAATACGGGGCTTTGCTGGTTGGGGTTGATGCAACCCGTGGCTACTTTGAATATCGTGCGAAACGGAATCAGGTTAGGGATAACCACGCTGTGTTACTGGTCGGCTGGGACGAAGGCAGTTGGATTGTTTTTGACAGTTTGGAGCGCGAGTTAGGTTTTAACGGGTATCATCACCTGGATGCAAGCTACGAATTTTACAACGCTTGGTGCATACTTGATTTACCGCCGGATTGGCGTAAGAAAAAAGAAGAAACCCAACAAAATGAGTTTCAATATTGCCTTGACCATTATGGTAAGCCTAGGAATTTGAGCAAGGAAAAAGAAGTGGCAAACGAATTGGAGCGCGAGTTTAAGAAATTTAACAACCAGAGTGTGTGGGAAGCGGCCGGAAAGTTTTGGACAGTCTATGTCAATGCCATTTCATACGATTCGTACAATTCCCACTATTATAAACCGTGGCCGATTTGGAAACCTGGGGACGTTATAAATGATTGTTTTAATTGGAGGCGCACTGGAAAGCATTTATTCGACTTCAATTTTGAACGCACTAATCCTGAAAGTTTAATTAATCGTTAAAAATCTAAATTTATGAAAGCCGAATTATTCAGTACCTTAATGCACGTCTTAGAGCTCTTGGTCGTCGTCCTCGTCGCATGGTTTTTAATTTCAGTCTTTAAGATTGAGGCAGAAAGTGTTAAAATAGTAGTAGGTTTAGTCTTAGCAGCCCTAGCCAAATTCGCCCGGGTTTCTGAGTTAAGCCCTGTCCCTGATTTTGTTAATAAGTAAAAAAAAGACTATGGAAGAAGAAGTCTTGGAACCTGTCGACGAACCGACTGTTGACAGTCCTCTCGAAGAGTCCGAAGTTGTTGGTGAACCGGAAGAATAATTTAAGGGGGAATTTCCCCCTTCCTCTTAATCCACCAATTTAATGAGTCTCTGACACCATTCGCTTAGCTGGCATAGGCTTTTAGGGAGTTACTTCAAGATTGGTGGATTAAGAGGAAGTTTAAAAAATATGACTGTACAACAAATTTTCGATAAAGTCCGTTTCATTGCCAACTTAGATACCGGTGATGTTAGTGATACTCAACTATATCGTCTGTTAAATGACTCTATCTCAGAGCAGGTGAAGATGGTTTCCGGTCTTCGTCAGGACTTCATGTTGAAACCGGGGACAGCGATCAATCTGGTTTCGGGCTCCAATGCTTACACCTTGGCATCAAACATTCTTCAATTGAAGAAGGTCACGTTAAGTTATGATGGCTCAAATTCTTATGTTGCTTATCGTAAAGATTTGAATGAGATATCCAATTTAAATGCCGAGACTGAATCTCAATCTGCACCTAAATATACTTTCATTAATCAACCGGACAATTCAGCCAGTATTATTCAACTGCATCCGACTCCGGACGCTAGTGTAACGAGTGGTTTGAGTTACTGGTATATTGCTCGCCCAGCTGCTCTTGCAACCACCACGCAAATCCCTGTTACTCCAGATGAGTTGCATCCTAACCTAGTGCAGATAATGGTTCGGGACTTGAAACAGCGTGATGGCGATGCTACTGGCATGCGTCTAGCTGAGACGGAAATTCAAAAGATGAATGAGGAATATAAACTCGGTTTGGGTCAGCGTAACATCGATTCTTGGGACGGATTTTATGCTTCTGAATTTTCTGAATAACTATGCCTACTTGGTTGACAAAACGCCTCTACGGGGGAACAGCAGAGGGCAAGCAGCTCGACCGAGAGGCGACTTTTACTTTTGCACAGAATTTGAATTTTCGGCGTCAGCATGATGCGATTACTTTGAACCAGAAGCTGACCAAAGATTCGGCCACCGCGATTGATGCTTTACCTCACTGGATCCGTGATCTCCAGGGGATAAAGTACGCTTATCTTCAAAACGGGAAAATCTTCGAGCGAAAAGCTGCGGCGTCCTGGGTAAGCGTTAAGTCAGTCACCGCCTCTAGCGGTCAGGGGTTAGGTGTCGACGCTTCGTATTTATACTATGTTAATGCGTCTTACCTGGGGCGTTTTCCCGTCGGCGGAACTTGGGGAACAGAAAATGTTGATAACTGGCAGGCGATAACGGCTTCGTCTTGGAATCCTGTTCACCTTTTCTCTAAAGTTAATCTTCTCTGTGTCGGGTCTCAAGGCAACATGGCTGTTTATGATTATGCTTCAGCCGGCTATTCCGGGACGCGTTTAGTAATGCCTTCAGGTTGGATAATCCGAGATTTTGAAGAATGGGGGGATTATCTCGCCATTTCTTGTTGGACGGGATCATCAATTAGAAACTCATCGAAGGGTAAACTCGTCCTTTGGGATGGTTTATCTACAAGGTTCAATGCAGTCATCGATTCTCAAGCAGGTAATCTTCTCTTGTGCCAAACTGATAAGAATATTCTTAATGTTTTTGCTGGAGTGATTGGGAACATTTACCAGCTGACTAATGGTGAACTTTATCAACGGCGCAAGATTCCGTTTATTAATGAGGATAAGGATGAAAACATTGACATTTACCCCGGGGCAAAAACTATTTGGCAGGGCATTCCGCACTTTGGAATTGCTGGTGCGGCTACAGCAGCTTCTTTGACTCGTGGTGTCTATTCTTTTGGCGGTGATCGGGCTAACCTTCCTCACGCCATGAATATGGAGTACACGATTTCGACCGACGCTACTGATTCGGATGTCAAGATCGGTGCTCTCCATACGGCGGCGGACAATGAAATGTACATTGGTTGGGGTGATGGTGCGACTTACGGAATTGATAAGGTTGATTCTTCAGCAAAATTTGCTACCGGATATGTTGAGTCTCTGGATTTCCATGGTTCAATTACCCAAGAGGGTTTCAAAAAGGTTTTGTCCAAAGCGCATATTGTGCACTCGGCTCTAATCTCTGGGCAATCTTTAGTGGTAAAAGTTAAACGGGATGATAGCGCTTCTTGGGCAACTGTTATGACTTCAAGCACTGCTGGCGAGGTTTCAAAAGTAGTTACCCAGCTTGCTGATGGCACACCGATTCCAGTTGGGCGCTTTTTTAAAGCGCGGATTGAAATTAACTCAGTGAATGGAGTGGCACCAGAATTTACTTCTTTGAAATTTTCTTACGATACCAAACCCACTACCTAATTATGGCCGGCGAAATGGTTACGCCAATTGAAACCATTAATGATCAGGCGGCACAACAACCGGCTTCCTTTGATTCTGATTCCCAAGAGACTAAGGTGGAGACCTTATCTGACTACGCTTTGCCTGAATCGAATAATGCCTTGTCTTCTCGTTCTACAGCGTATGATGTCGTTAATGTATCGCCGGAGGGTGCGATGACGGCTGGAGCCCAGGTCTACGGTGACGATGGAGTTTTTATAGGAAATGACGATGGAGTATTTAAGATGAGTATCATCTCTTCCTCCGGCTCCTTGAAGTACGATGGAGTAAATTTGACAATCAACGATTTGTCTTTAAATTTTCAAGATGTTTTTGGAGACGGGTCAGATGGTGACGTCACAATTTCAGGAAGCACTTCTCTCACGAGAGACATGTACTATGACAATTTGACGGTTGAAGCAGCAGGTAATTTAAATCCCAACGGTTTTAGAATTTTTGTCAAGGGGACTTTGACTAATGAAGGCACAATTGCTCGAAACGGAAACGCTGGTGGAAATGGCGGAAATGCCGGACCAATCTATTCCGGTACAGGCGGAACGGCCGGGGCAGCCTTAGCAAGCGGTTCGGTGCAAGGGAGTATCGCTGGAAAAGCTGGAACAGCTGGAGGTGGTGGGGCAGGAACAATGGGAGATAGTGTTGCTAAATCCCTTGGAGCAGATGGGGTAGCGGGGGGGTTTGGAAACGACCCGGGAAACCCTGCTCCCCAAGGTGGCGCTGCGGGAAGTAAAACCGGGACGATTTATAATTCCATCTCAAATTTTACTGCGGCTTATTTAATGTATGATTTCTATCCAACTCCGGACTATTTACGTTCTTCCGCTGGTTCCGGTAGTGGAGCAGGCGGGAAAGGCTGGGGAGGCCGAGGTGGTGGTGGAGGAGGGAGTGGAAGCCCAGGAGGAATTATTTTTCTTGCGGCAAAGAATGTAGTGAATAACGGAACGATCTCTTTAATCGGCGGAAATGGCGGTAATGGAGGTGATGGTGCAGTCGATGGAACTTATCCCCCTAATGAATTTGCTGGCGGAGGCGGAGGCGGAGGTGGAGGAAGTGGCGGAGTTTTGGTTTACATCAATTCTGCTTCATCCGGAAGCGGGACGATTTCGGTGGCTGGTGGAACCGGCGGGACCGGAGGCACGGGATATTTGAAAAATTCTTCTAATCCCCCTACTCCGAATTATTACGGTGGTGACGGAGAAGATGGGAACAGTGGAACATTAATTCAATTACAAGTTTAATTTGGCTCTATGGCTTTCGATATTAATAAGTATATTTCTAGTGGTTTTACTGAAGGATTTGACAAAACCGCTGCCGGAGTTAAGGAAGCAGCGGAGTCGATTATCTCCAACAAAGATGTTTTTCATTCCCTCGGAAACGCGACCCCAGTTAATTGGGCACAAACTGCCCTATCTGCTCTCCAGGATGCCGGGGCAACTCGAATCAGGGACGGCCAAGTGACCACTATCGGTGAATTTGGGTCAGCTCAAGGATCTAGCGCTCTCGATTGGTTGATGGGCACTCCCCAATCTACTTTAAGAGCCGGCGTCCTTTCGCGTTATGCTAACACCCAGCAGACCATGGCCGAAAAAATTGCCAATGAGCAGTCGAACATTGCAAACGTTTTAGCTATTCCAGCTAGTGCCTCGCCGGCGGAACGTGCCGCACTTGAAGCCAAGGCTGCTCAGATGCAGGCCGCAATTGATCCAACTCAGCAACAAGCAACGGCTCTAGGCATCAAAGTCCCAGGGTTGGTTCAAGATGCCAGTGGGAATTTCATCCCGGCTAATGAAGTGTCAAAATTTATTCCAGGCGGTCCTACACCAACTCCGACCCCGGTTGACAACATGATTGATGGAAGTTTATTCCTGACTCAGAATCAACAAGCCGAAGTTGGCGGTGTCCCTAATCTCTCCATTGGTAAGCCGTCTCCGATTTTCCAGGATGGAAATGACCTCTATTATATCCCCCAAGGTACCAATCAACCGCAGAAGATTCTAAATCCTGAGCAACTAAAGCAATTGGCGGCACAAGGTCTAATTGAAGTCAACCAACCTCGGCTTGGTTTAGCTCAAGCGGGATCGTTTCTAGCTCAGGCGCAAGCTCAACCCCAAGGCGGAGTGACCGGCGGGGGTACAGCAACCGGAGGAGGCACAGCAATCGCTGGTGGAATCAGCAGTCTTCTGGGCGGTGAGTCGCCGACAACCCAATTGGCGAACCTCATGCTTTCACAGTTACAACCGTTTAATCAAGCCATTTTGGGGGCACAATCGCAGTTGTTGTCTTATAACCCCACTAATCTTGCAAATTTTAGAACTCAGCTCGAGGCTAAATCCGGCATTGATGACATCATGGACCAGTTATCAACTGTTGATAAACAACTAGCTGATCTGTTGGCGGTTCAGCGTCGAGTGCCTGCAACAACTCTTCAGGCTGCTCAGGGGACTGAAATTACTCAAGGTATCTTAGATCGCCAGCGGACTATCGAACTGCAAAAACTCGCGGATGCCGCCGCCCCAATAACTGATTTGAAGAACGTTTTAGAAGTTGATTTGGAACGCCGCTCCAAACTAATTGACCAGGCTGTTTCAATTCAACGGGATTCGGATGCCTTTAAATTCCAGCAACTTGGAAATGCCTTAGATTTTGCAGTTCAGAACCACAATATGGCTCAGGACCAGGCAGAGTTGTTATTCAATTCGGCTCTTCAGGATTTTGAAAATCGTCTTAATGCCCAAGAGGCGGCTCGTAAGGAGGCGAAAGCCGATGCTCGACAGCAGTTTGAAGACATGCAGTATTACTACAAGTTATTGGGGTTTGCCGTTAACCCAATTACCGGGGAAGCGATTGCTATTCCGTCCTCAAGCAGCAGCTCGGGAGGAGTAAGCGATAAGTCATCCTCCTTAATTCAAAATGTCTTAAAAGGATATCCGATCTCCCAAATTTCAGCAGGTGATCGCTCTGAGGTTTTCTCAGTTATTGCTGAATTATCAAAACAATGGGAATCAATCCGCCCTGCTCTACAACAGCGATATGCCGAATTAGGAGGGAATAACGCCTTTATTGAAAAAGATGGCATGTTCTATGACCCTCAAACCGGTGCGGAATTAATCCCGCGAGAAGTTGCCGAAACCCTCTACAATGCTAATAAGGCTTATTATGAGTTTCTTTCTCAACGTGGAGCAACTGGGGCAGACTTGCAGCAATATCAAATTGAATCCGGTAATGATCTCAACTGGACTCTTTAAAATAAAACTATGGCACTATTAGATTTTATTTCTAAAACCCAGAGTTTTCTAGAGCAGGCCCGGGAAAAAACCACTAGGGCAATTTCTGATTTCACTAAATATCTTGCCCCGAAACTTTCAGTCGGAAAGAAAGAAATTGAAGCGAAACAATATATAGAAAAAGGTGGCACTTTAGAATTATCTACCCCAGTTCCATCAATCAAATTGAACAATCCAATTCAAGATCTGTTAATGGCTGGGGGGAAAGAAGTCATTTTAAAGCCGTTTTCTCGGGCGGTTCAAAGTATTGTCCTTGAAACCGCTTATGCTAAGAATCGGGGGGTGACTGAAATTCCAGCTTCTCCTTTTACAAAAAGCCTATTCGGCACGGGGATAACAGGTGAAAAGGATGGACAGGTTTTTAATTTCTCTGAACAAATAAAGCGAGCTGAGGAAGGACAAGGGTTTGCGGGGGATGCAGTAAAGCTAATGAATAAATTCGGTATCTCCTCTAAGATTTCCGCCCCGGCAATTGTTTTAGGTATTTCTGCCCTAGATTTATTTCCTGAAAATCCGTTTAAGGTTGCTAAAGTGGTTAAGGAAACTAAGTTTGCCTTGCGAGCCGGTGAGATTTTAGGCGAGGCAGCTCAAGATATTGTTCGGGCTATTTCAAGAGGTGAGGATTTAAGTAAGTTTCCTGAACAAGAAATATTTAAAGTTAAAGCCCTTATTGAGGAGGCAATTAAACTTGAGAATCTTACTGATGTTGCCCGCCAGTCCGATGATCTTGAAGTTTTCTTGAAGCGTATAGATACGTTGGCAAATGATTTGCCGGATGCTAAGAAATTAGTTGAAGAAATTAAAACCGGAAAGACTTCGTTTAAAGGTTTGGAAGATTTTTTTGAAGAGGCAAGCAAGATTGATATTTCAGAAGTGGACACTTTAGCTAAGAAAGCCGTTCTCGAAGAAACTTCTTTTGCTAAAGCAATTGAAAGTTTGAAAGCATCAAAGAAATTATTGCCAATTACTGAAGATGGGGCAAAGATTTTCGACAACCTTGTTGACGCTTTTAAGTCTGAACTCCAAGCAATTCGAGGAACAACGGTTACTGGGAAGGAAGTCGAGGAGGCAATGAAATTAGTTAAGCCTGTCAAGCAGGTTGTTTCACGCGAAGCATCAATAGACTCAATGGCTCGGGTCAATAAATTAAGGCAGAATATTGCAGCCGCTATCAAGAGTGGTGATCCAACTGAAGAAATTCTTCAGGATTTCTTAATCTTATCTTCTCAACGAGCAGACATAGGACGGAGTCTACAAAATTTATCTCGCAGTATTGAAAGTCTACCTGAAGCTGATGAAACTATTTTCCGTGCAATTGATGATTTAATGAAGAAATTTGAAGGGAACACTGAAAAATTGAATACTATTATTGCCGAAGCTAAGAAATTGGATTGGACAAATAAGAAACAAGTCACTGAATTTTATCGCAGGCATAACCCCGCTGAATTGAAAGATATCTTAGATGAGGCCCGCTATATTAATTTACTTTCCAACCCACAAACCCACCAATTAAACTTGGCCACCAACCTCGCTCAGGCCGTGGCTCTTAAACCGGTAACTAGATTTGTTAACGGAACAGTAGACTTTTTTGCTTCAGCCTTGAAGGGAAAGGATAGAGAGGTTTATGTCGCTGAAGTCCCGGCTTATTTCAGGGGTATGTTCTCGGCGACCGGCGATGCTTTTTCTCAGGCGGCAGAAGTAATGGCAGGGAATAGATTCACAGGTCGTCCGGATTTAAAGTTTTTACCGACCAACTCAAAGCTGACCAAACCTTTCATTTTCGTTTTGAATGCCCTGGAGGCAGGAGATGTCTTTTTTCGCACCTTGATCCGAGAGGGTGGAGTTGCTTCTCTTACTACCCGCGCGACGAAGCAGGGGAAGAAAATTAATCCACAGGAAATACTTCTGCAAGCTGAAAGGGATGCTGCCTACTGGATTTTTCGTGCCCCGACTGACGCTAGAAATGCTAAAGGACAAGGCGAACTCTTGAGCTTGATCGATGATTTTACTGATAAAATTCAAAATCTCAGGAACAGTAAGCGGGCGGGCAAAATTGTTTCTTGGTTTATTCCTTTCATTGCGACGCCGATGAACATTTTAAAGCAAGGGATTGAATTCTCCCCCCTCGGTTTTATGACCATGTTCGGAGCAACGAAGAAGACTGAGCAATTTTCCAAAGCATTGATCGGTTCGACAGTCTTCGCCGGCGCCGGATGGGTTGCTTTTACAGGTGATGCCACTTGGTCTGCACCGTCTTCTAAGAAAGAACGGCAGGCTTTTTATGCCGAAAAACAAGAATACTCTATAAAAATTGGCGACAAATGGTACCAGTATGCTCGCCTCGGCCCGCTGGCCTACCCAATTGCTATGGCGGCGGCACTAAAATATTATAGTCAAGATGACAAATATGTCCGAAATGAACCCGCTTGGAGGCAGGTTGGCATGTTCATTGGTTCAATTTCCGAGTTCTTTTCCTCCCAATCTTACATGGAAGGTTTGCAATCTTTAGTTGAAGTAATGCAAGGTACTTTTTATGGACGGCCAACAAACGTTCTGGAGAAACTTTTTGAACTCGGTGGACGCCAATTAGTCCCGTTGGGGTCGCTTCTCGGTGCAGTCACCAGGACAATCGACCCGATTTTCCGCGACGCTAATACCCCAGTGGAGAAAATCATCAGTGGAATTCCGTTTTTATCTACCTACGTCACACCACATACTGATCCCCGAGGGGAAGAAAGCCGACGGCCGGATGTACTTTGGAACGTCTTGTCCCCAATCAAGATAAAAACGGAAGATGCGCGCTTCCAGCCAAATTTGCTGAAAGCCCGTGGTGCGAAAGCGGCCTATGAAGATTTGATTAGAATGCCGAAAAAAGAAGCTAATCAATTGTTGACAATGATTAGAAAAGAGGACCCCAAGTTCGCTTTTCAGATCTCTGATGTTAAGAGAAAATATGCCTTAGGATTTACTCAAGAAGATTTCGCATTAGAAAAACTTCAAATTAAGAACGGCGAGCGTGCCCAATCAATGGCTAGAATGCTAAAGAAAATTAAAACCAAGGAAGAAAAAAACGCCGCCCTTGACCGATGGCGCAAAGGCGGATTAATGACAGCTCAAGTTTCTCAGCAAGTCAGGCAGTTATACGAAGCGAGAAAGTAAATCAGCAAGAAAAATTACCACGAATCCGGCGACTATACAGAAGTAAATTAAGTTACCGGATTTTTTTTGTTCGTTAGTTTCCAGAAGTCCGGTAATAAAAAGGTCCTTCGCAAAGTTTTCTTGCGATTCACCGGGCGATTCAATCGCCTCGTAGGTTCCATTTTTATAGCGTTTAATCATATCAAGTGAACTCTGGAAACTGTGAATTATTTCGTTCTAAATATAACCCGTGGTTTTTTTCCGAGAGGGAACGGATTTTTTCACTGTTATAAAGGGCTTTGAAAGTTGATTGTCCCTTATGCAATACTCGTACATCGCGGCAAGATTTAATTAACCAGCCATCCTGCTTGGCTCTCAAGTAATATTCCGTATCTTCATAATAACCCTCAGCATAGACTTCAGGTAAAAAACCGAGGACATTCACCATGCTCTTACTTACCGCCCAGCACGGTCCCACTAATTGACTGGTAAATGCAGTCTCCCCAGCGTTCTTTAAATCGGGAATTACCAGCCCCGTATTAAAGCACATATCGAAAACTTTGTCAAGCTCTCCCTGCCAATTCGGTGTGACTAAAGTAGCATCAGAGTTGATTATCAGAATTCTATCTCCCATTGCTTTTTTCAGGCCGGCATTCACGGCGCGAGCGTAACCTATTGGTTTAGGGAATTTTATGACCTTGGTTCTCCGATCGGCTTCAACCAAGTCCGAACCGTTCTCGACGACGATCAATTCGAATTTATTCTTTCGCCTGTTTAACGATTCCAAACATTCAATGAACATCGCAGTCAATTCATCGTTAATCAGGCAAACCGGTATTATTACTGACCACGGCATAAAGCAAAGATGCTTTTAAACCTATTTAAATAGGTGTGATATTTTTGAGCGTGAGTGAAAATCTCAGATCGAAGTTTCTCCATCTCCTCTTGATGTTCAATTAAATATCTTATTTTCTCCAAACATTCCAAGACATCTGGCCAATTAAATGTTGGGACCATAGGGAATTGGTCTCTGATGCCCGGATAATTTGCTGAAAGCATGAGTCCACCAACACAGGCCCCGTACCATAGACGAGCGGAGGAGTAATTCTTTTTATCATTTAGGTGGGATAGATTCAAAGCTACCTTAGCATTACGATAAATTAAATGTTGGGTGTCATAACAATCCTTTAAATTCATCCCTTGGGGAAACACCTGAAAGTTCAGTCCCCCCGCTTGGCAAGCATCTTTAATCGTATTTAGAAATTGAGTGCGTTTAGAATGAATTGGATTTTTCTCAAGGTTACCGACAAACAAAACATCAATGTTTGAATACCTCTCATCAATCGGTGGTAACTCGTCCATTAGCAATCCCGCTTGAGGTAAAAAATAGCAAGGAATGCCTAGGGTTTCTTCGTAGTAGGGTATCTGTTCCGAATTGGTAAGAAGCATGAAATCAAGATTCCCCGTTTGCTTTTTCTTGGCGACATTACAATTTTCCAAATCACCAGTCCCTATTGCCGCATAATCACAATACCACCAGATCTGTTTGGCTTTGGGGCAATTCGCCCTTAATTGGTCAATCATATCAGTGTTGAACGAATCGGATAGGCCGTGCAAAATAATGTCCGGCTGAAACGCTGTACACTCACCGACAATATGCTCTAAAGAATCATCGCGGGAATCGAGGATGATGTGAGGGATGTCCATTTTTTTTAACGCTTGCATCTGTCCCTTCCAAGAGTGGGCAAAGGCCGCAAATTTATAACCTCCAATTAAGGCAATTTTTGGAGTCTTATCCATAAGCATGGTTCTTCTTTTTCATGATAAGTCTTTCCGGAAGAATGGTCGATTATAGTAAGGTTTAAATTGGAAACTATCGCCTCCCAGTACTCTAACCAATAACCCCATTTATGGAACTGCCATGGATCTCGTTGGTTTCCGTAAATGTTTAGGACACGCCCGACAATTTCATAGGCCGGGGAATTAAAATTGACATGCAATTTTTTTATCTCTTCATTTGTCAATTGTGAAAACTCGTAGCAAGTCCGTTTAATATCTGGAGTTTCAATCTCGATAATCCCTCCGGGCTTAAGCAAACTAGACCAATGAGCTAGAGCCTTTAATCCTTCTTCCCTCGTTAAATGCTCCAGAAGGTGCTCGGCCACTATCTCATCAACACCTCCCTCTTGGTAGGGTAGGTTTAAAACATCGGCTACTAAATCCGGTTGGCTAGTCGGGTCAATATCTACATTTATATACCCCGCCTTATGGTCGCCACCGCAACCTAAGTTTAATTTCATAGGATTTTTTTCTTATATAATTCTCGGGAGAATTTTACCATTTCCTGCCGGTTAAATTTGTCGTGGCAATCATCGTTGGCTGCTTCTGCCGAAACTCCCCCGTAATGGTGGACAAAAACATTCTTATTAATTCTTAAGTGCCAATTACTTTTTGCTATCCGTCTAGTAAATTCTGAATCCTCACCGTAGAAAATAAAGTCCTCGTCAAATTTGCCTACTTCCTCCCAAACCTTCTTTCGGTATAATAGACAAAAACCGGAAAGGCATCCGGCGGTTATTTCCCCGAGTGGATTAAACTTGAAATCATAGACTTCTTGGGTGTCTTTTGTATATCGATTATAAGGTATTTCTATTCTGGCTTCCGTCACTCCAACAACATTTGAACAAGGCATTACAGCCCCACATTCAGGATTATTGTCTAGAGTCGATTCAAGTTTTTCCAGCCAATTGGGGGTGACTACAGTGTCAGAATTCAACAAACAAATATATTCTTTGTTAGATTCCTCTGTCAGTTTATTCCAAAGTTTAGATAATGGGATATTGTCTACTCGATTGTCCCATAATGTAAGTTGAAAATCTTTAGTGCATTCAATAACACTCTTTAAACACCGTGCCTCATACTCAGGTTGTTTATAAGTGACAACAATAATTTCAGTTTTCATAATATACAACCTCAACTCCAGGGTGGCCGGGGAAATTAATTTTGTTATTATCCAAACCTTTAAACCATTTGCTTGTGCCGAAATTTAAAATCCCCCGTTGGCCATCAATAAAAGGCTCAATCATCTCCTCAATCCATTCAGTCCTCGCGTTCCTTACAACCAAATGGGGATAGATGTAATCCATAACTGTCATTTAATTTCAATAATTGTTTGGCAAGAACAAATTCATCCCTTAAAATCCGGGCATTCGGGATAACACAATGGCCGCCGATTTCTCCCGCGGTTGCTTTAAGAATAGGTCTGACAAATTGAAACAGATTCATCTTTGAATATCCTTCATTGTAAGTTTTATTCCATTCAGAATAAACTTTATCGAAAGACAAATTATATTTTTGACACAACTTTTCAACCTCCTTGGCAAAAATAATACACAACCCATAATAAGTTGTGGATAAAATCTTTGCCAGTTCAGTTATCCTTGGATCATCGAAAGTTTTAACTTTCAATCCTACTTGTTCCAGTTCTTTTCGCGCAAGATTCCTGGCAACTTTGGAATGAGAGGCAACATATTTGACAAAAGTTTTCAATGATTTCTCTAGCTCCTGGTGTCTTCCCCGAATCGGAGAATGGACAACAAATTCATCTATTTTGTTACATGTTCCACAAGGAACTGTCGAGTGAATAACGACGAACGATGGCTTAAAGAATTTGATATAGCGTTTAACTTCCTTAACAAAAGATTGGGAGTACGGAAAACAAATATGAAGAGATTCACCTTCCAATGGAAGTAAATCGTCTTCACGATCAAAGACTACAGTTGAAAATTTATTGCTCAGAACTTTGTTTAACGCTTTTCCGACGTCTCCGTTTCCGATAATAACCGGCATAGTTGTTGAAGAATTAAATAACATCTTAAACAATGAACCCTATCGGTAAGTAGTTTATCACATTCTTTTAATTTCCCCTGACACCTTTTGCATTTCATAAAATAATTGGGACTGTTTCTAGGCCAGTCCCAAGCCTCTACATTTCGTCCATGTGAAGCGTCTCGAAATGGGCGTTGCATTTCGGACAAAGGGTATGACTCCACCGTGAGTTTTCTTGCAGGCACCTTTTTGGATCGCCAAGGCAACCACGGCATGAGCGCACCTCTTTGCTTGATTTGCAACCAATGAGTAAAGGAGCCGGTGAGGGGTGAAGATGAACAAACCAGTTACACACCACTAGGGTATTCAGGGATTTCATTGTTCCTCCTGTACCGCCATCTGATAGCCACAGACACGGCACTTGAAGATACGCCAACTGCCCTGTCTTTTCAACTTTTTCATCTTGCCGTGAGCTTTGGGACAAGTCCCGATAAAGTCCTTGCAGACTTTCTCCTCTTTCGGCTTGCACCACCAAGAATGAAAGCAATTGAAAGGACACTTTCCTATCTTCATCGCTTCCCCCTAAAACCTCCGGTAATGATGGCAATAGCGAGTAAGGTGAAGAAGAAAATGACGATGGCTGAACCCATCATTGTTTTACCTCCTTCCGCCTTATCAACCGCTGGTACTCCGCCTTCAAGGGGTCTTCCTTCTCGACGAAGTGCTGTTTGCCGCAGACAATGCAGGTCAATGGCTTAAAGAGCTTGCCGCCATCGCGCTGTGCCACCCCTTCAGTGTGAAGTGTCTGACGCTGACATTTTTCACAGTGGGTTTTCCTCATCGGGCTGTCTCCTTTTCTCGACAAGTTTGGCAAGTCGATGAAACTACTCCTTGATGACCCGAGACCTTGGGACAGTTCGGGTCGAAGATGTAGTCGCAGATGTCGCAGAAGCCCCGATACTGGAGCTTGCGCATCAGAAACAAGATACAGCCGAGTGAAGTGTTGCCACACTTTTTGCAACGCCTGAGATACCCTTCATCATGTCGAGGCAGTCTTTTTCTCCTTGGTGACATCCTCTCCTCCCTTCTTGCTATCATTATAGCATTTTTGGGAGCAGATGTTAAAAAAATCTTCTGGCAGATAGCAGGTGTCCTTCTTGTCGCAGCGCTCGCAGTAGCGAAGCACGGAATAGATACCGGCATCTTCAGTGATACAGCCAGCCAGACCCGAGCACTTAGAGCACTTTAGGAGCTTGATAATGAGCGGCATAGTTTTCCCCCGAGCGTTGGAATTTGATGTCCCTTGGCAAGAGCGAGCAAAGGGTTAACTCCGTACACCCGTCGCCACACTTCTTCCTTTCGATTGTGACACTCCCATCTTGGCTGTCCGTGTACTTAATGACACAGAACTCGCGCTTCCCGTCTTTGTAGAAAAAAGAGCGTTCGATTGACATCTTAACCTCCCTCCTACCACCTCGGATGTGGTGCGTCGATAAAGAGCTTGACCGTCTCTTTACATCCGAGAGGGTGGGAGAAGGGTTAACTTGCCTATTTCCAGCGGTCGGGTTCTTCACAACGGACAGGTATAAAACCCACCATAACAAACCTTTCCAAAATCCGGCTCTGCCAGACAATCACTGGAAGCAAGCGACTAACCACCTCACATGGACTTAGGTGGAGGAGAATTCATACCAGCTCTGGCTGATAAATTTTCCACCCAAGCCCGTGTGAAGGGGTTAATCCCACAGGGGGCAAGGTCTGCACCGACCTGTCTTCTGCCCCCTGGCCACTGGGATAGTTAGACGCTATCTCCACCGTCTTATGGCAGTCTGCCTGTGGAAGCTCGTGCCAGCCCAATCCTTGCGGTGCTGCAATGGTTGGGGAATTGAGTTAATTATGTAGACCCAGATCTAGACCCAGACCTAGACCCAGACCTAGACCAAGACCCAGACCAAGACCCAGACCTAGACCAATACCCAGACCTAGACCAAGACCAAATCCCAGACCTAGACCTAGACCTAGACCTAGACCAAGACCCAGACTTAGACTTAGACCAAGACCCAGACCTAGATCTAGACCTAGACCCAGACCAAGACCCAGACCAAGACTTAGACTTAGACCAAGACCTAGACCTAGACCTAGACCCGATTTCTAGGATAACTATATTCATAATCTAACTTTGGTTTTTTGGTAGTTTATGTTTCCAAGGAAATGCGTCCACAATAGTTTCAATGTTCAATAGCATATCGCCGACTGGTTCAACTTCATTTAGTTCTCCATCTTTAATGGCTTGCATAAAGCGTCCACTGTCCGCTACCCAAGAAGCATCTTCCAGTTGGAAGAATTGTCCAAAGCGTTTAACTACTTTACCCACACAGTGATAGGTAACAGTGCGGAAAAACCA